GTATCTGCATATACTCTAAGATTTTGTATTCTACTAGAATCTCCTATATTTTCAACTTTTAGTCTAAATTTTCTTTCATAACTATAATTAGTTCCCACACTAGGAACAGTAATAGGATAAGAAGCAGGAGTTTGTCCAGAACCTAGATCTGAATTTAGCAAGTTAAGATCCGCAGCATCCCCAGCCTCTTCTGTACTTATTCCGTACTTAACCCTAATATGAATTGTTGCAGCCGCCATATACAATTACCTCCTTATTTATTAGATTTCTCTTCAGGTTTCTCCTCAAGCTCGGATAATAGCACTTCCAGCTTTTGTAGTTTCTCAGATAATGAAGAAAGAAAACCCCTCTTCATAACATCTTGTGCTTTTACATACTCATCTACTGATGTAAGTAGACCTTGTATGTTTTCTTTTAGCTTTGCTGATTCATTTGTACTTAACATATGTTACCTCCTTTATGATTATATTACAATATATTCAATAATTGATAAAGTATTCAAGGCATTTGTTCTATAATTACTTTTTTAAAATCGTTTAATCTTAAAACTTCAACACAAAGACCATCATTTTTATGACTTTCGGCTTCTTTGTTGAGGCTTGTATTGGCAATATCTGAATAAATAAAGTACTCAAAAGTATTAATAAAATTGTATAATGCAGGAGTTAATACAGCTTTTTGCATATATACTTGATATGAATACCGCATACTTTCATAATCATATATATTTGGTGTTATAATTAGGTTACCAAAAGAAATATTTGAATCCACAATATCTGTTTCTATGGCAACTGGGTCTGTAACCAGCATTAAGGCTGCAGTACCAAAATTTAATGCTAGTCCTGCATATACTATCGTTAATAATAAATTCAGCCAAAAATTATTATATATAACATCCAATTTTATCCCTCCATCTCTATATGCAACATCTAATTTTTAGACATAGTTTTTATCTTCAGCGATTCAAGATCGAAGACATCAAATACAAGACCATCATCTTGCTTTGAAAACGCATCTATTTCATATATATTTTCGCCATAAGATTTTCCAAAAAGTACAAATTCTGCAGAATAAGATATGAACAAAACTGCCGGGGTTAATACCGCTCGTTGCATATAATGTTGGTATTCATGCCTAGCAACGGTATAATAATACTCTGGTCTAATGCTTTTATCTACGACTATAAACGGACCTAAAGAATATCCAGCACACGTGTCGCACTCGTCCATTATAATTATCGGAGGTGCATTTAACATGTAGGTCGATGCACCAAAATTTAAAAATAGAGCAGAATATAGTAATACAAATGAAAAAACAATAAATTTGTTGTTATAAATATTATCCATCATTTTACTCCTAATCAAACTGTTGTAATCATATATACTATATTTTTCCCGCTTGAGTTATTATCTAAATATAATTTATAGTTTACTAATTCATTCATATTTAATATATTACTATATTTTATAATTCAGTCATGCTTACCCACCAAATATTACCATCAGGTAATCTTACATATAAAACTTTACTAGGAGTACCAGAAGTTTTTCTCCAAACCCAAATATTCGATAGAGGACAATCCTCAGCATCTGTCCAAGAAGAAGCGTTTGGATTTTTTGTTGTAGCTGTCGTTTTAGTACCATACCATTCAGGAATTACAGACTTTACTGAAGTATCAAACTTGAAATACCCTACACTTGTTGTGTCGGAATCTCGTAAGAAACTAAGGTGATTTATAGCCTGATTATCTCTGTTAGAACTATAACTAATAAAGTCAAGATTTATACTTCCAAAATATGAATTTTCTGAATCATTAACAAAAACACGAAATGCATTAGGAGTATTATAGTCAATAAATCTATTTTGTACCTCAAATCTAGTAAGTGTAGAAGACGAAGCGCCATCATAGTCGTATCCAATAGCCATTAACAAACTTCTAGAATCTTTGTACTTAGTACTAAATGTAACATACCTACTTGTATAAGACCCCAACCATGCTACTTTGTTATCCCCTAAAACTATTCCGGAATCTTCAAAGTAAATAGAAGATTTTCCTGCACCTATATATAAATCACCTTTTATATTTAATTTATTATTCCAAGATATATAAGAATTTGCACCATTAGACATGCTAAAGCCATAAGTAGCAGAGGTAAGTAACTCTATCTCTGTTAACGCCACATAAGTACTATTCCTATATGCAGTAAAAACGAATTCATAATACTTATAAGCCCCCGGCGTATCACAAGTATAAGAGTACCAAGTAGACGAAGAAAAATCAGCATGATCGATTACTGTATGTACAACCTTCCAGTTAATTTCATCATTGCTTCCCCGCAAAGTCCATGATTTAGGATTATATGCATACCTCGAAGAATTACAATAAAATCTATAACTTGTTATTTCTGCGGGTTCTTCTAATTCTATACTCAAGGATTTTGTACTGCTTTCATGTTCACCATACCAAGAAGCACTTAAATTTGAATCCATAACACTTTCTGGGAAGCTTTCCACTACGTTAGTTTTAAACTTATCTACATCACTTGGATAAACAGCAGTTAAAGAGAAATTTATCTGTCCAAGTTCTAATGAAGATCCAGTATATTGATTAGCAGCAAATAAAACTCTATAGTATCTTGCATTGGTAACTCTAAATAATGATACAGAATACCATCCTGAATGACCCGAAGCATCCAAACAATCATTAGATACTGTTGTCCAACTGTCTCCGTCAGAACTCGACTGAATTACAAACGACTTGCTTGTTAAATCAATATTAGAAAAATATATCTGTACAACATTTATTTTAGTATTAGTACCAAAATCTACATCTATATTTATAGCAGCATTACTATGTGCACCACTATTCCAAACAATGTCTTGATTACCATTAAAAGCCAACCAAACATTATCACTATTAAGAGATGCTGAAACTTCTATATTGCCATAAGTATTATCAAATAATACGGGTATAATCGACATATTATTAGAAGTCTCACCTAACCAAAAACCTTTTTGCATAAAATTAGTTGCTTCTATCCCTATGTACGGGCTACTACCAGAAACTATTGATAATTTAGAAGAACTTATTGAGGTTGGATTTATTGTCCAGCCACCTATTTCGCCAGTAATAGCTGTTATATTACCAGAAAGATCAACATTAGTAGCAATAATATTACCACTACTATTTAATTCAAAATTAGCTGCTTTTATAGTTAATTTAGAAGAATCCCATAGTAAGTAATTACTACTATTATTAACTAAACTAAATTTCCAAGTAGCATCTTTACCCATCCATATACCCGGGTATGTTGTACTACCATAAGTTTCAGTACCCAATCCTATGTAAGGAGATGCTCCTGACTTAATGGCTAAATTGCTAGAAGACAGATCAAAAGTATCAGTTTTAATCTTTAATTTACTTGCTACATCAACATTAAAACTTAAATAATTAGTACTATCCCCTATTCTAAATTTAACTTCATTAGTATCCCATACCCAATAATTATTACTAGTACCATTTGTATTATTATAAAAAGCTAATCCATGCTTGCCAGATAAAACTGACATACCTAATTTAACTGCTGGGTAGGTACTTGTACTAGATTTATATAAGCTTATAAGCGTATTACCAGCATCTAGCATTATTGAGTATACATTAGTACTTGTACCTGCATATAATTGACTGGTACCGAGTTTCCAGCTACCAATAGTACCCAATTTAGCCATTATAGTGCCTGTATTATCAACAGTAAAATTAGTAGAGTTTATAGCTATCCCTGAAGAAGATCCAGTTATATAACTGGCGGAGCTTCCTATCTTAAAACTCCCAGTAGAATACCAATAATTAGTAGCGTTGATATATAACCCATCATTAGTAGATTCTACATCAATACCTAATTTAATAGCACCATTTGATATAGTTATCTGTTTAGCAGTAGCATTTAATACTATATCAGTACCATTTTTAATCAGTCCTGAACCGATTTCCCATCCAGAAGAAGAGCCTCCTATATAACCACCCGTAGCGTTAATTGAACCTGTTAGATTGACATTAGTAGCAGTAAGATTTCCGCTCGTATCTAAGGTAAAGTTTCCTGCTTCTATAGATAGGTTAGTACCGTCCCATAATAAGTATTTTGAACCAGCAGTATTCTTAATACTTAGTTTATACGTACCAGAGCTATTTCCCATCCATATGCCAGAATTAGCACCATATGTAGTAACCCCTACTCCAATATATGGATAAGTTGCTCCTTGTAATACAATACCACCCATAGCTATCTTTTCAGTAGCAGAATCTATAGTCAAATTAGTAGTTGTCAAACTAAAAGTGTCTGTAACTACAGTTAGCTTATTAGCAGTACCAACATTAAAGTCAAGATAATTAGTGTTATCTCCAACCCTAAATTTAACTTCATTAGTATCCCATACCCAATAATTATTACTAGTACCATTTGTATTATCATAAAAAGCTAATCCATGTTTCCCCGTTAAAACTGCCATGCCTAATGACACCGCTGGATAAGAAATTCCTGCGGGTCTATGAATACCTATCTTAGTAGTGTTAGAGTCTAACATAATGCTATATTCTGTTTCGCTAGTACCTGCATATAACATATCTGTAGCTATATGCCACCCAGAAGCTGTACCCCCGATATAACCACTTGTAGCTTTAACTTCACCCTCTATAGATAAAACACCACTACCAGAAGAGTCCGTATAAGACAATTTTGTTCCTAGTGAAAAATTAGTATAAGTACCATTTGTTTCCCAATAATTATCTGCTGTTATCTTTAATCCTAAATAGTCAGCAGTTTTTACATTAGAACCTAATTCAACATAACTTCCCACTTTTATTTTTTTATTGGCAGCATCTAATTTTATTACAGCAGTAGAATCCTGTAATAAACCTGTTTGTATAGACCATCCTGTAGCAGACCCTAGCGTTCCTCCCGTTGCTCTGATAACAACATTATTAAATTCAGCATCTCCTGCACTATTAATGCTCCATCCAGCAGAGCCTGCTGTATAATTGGCACTAATAGATCCTGTAGAATTAAGTATTATATTAGCAGCAGTTATGGTAGTTTCGCCAATCGTCCAACCACCAATAGTGCCAGTTTCAGCAGTAATATCTCCTGTTAAAATTACATCTCCATCAGCATCTATCTCAAAATTAGCAGATTTGATTAATAGCTTAGAACCATCCCATTTAAGATATTCTGAAGAATCACTATTCTTAATACTCATCTTCCACGTAGTAACTTCACTAGGAGGGGTTCCCGTAGTAACGCTTCCTAACCAAATCCCGCCTACTGTATCATATGCAGTAACTCCTAATCCAACATAAGGGTCTGTAGCAGAAGAAATTGTAAGACTATTAGAAGATAAAGTAGCTGCTCCTAACGTCCAACCACCAATAGTACCATCTTTTGCCATAATAGTACCTGAATTATCTACAGTAAAGTTAGTAGACTCTATAGCTATACCAGAAGACGATCCAGTAATATAACTATCAGCACTTCCAAGTTTAAACGAACCATCAGAATACCAATAATTGGTATCATTAATATAAATACCATCATTACTAGAGGCTACATCATTACCTATTTTCATATTAGTACCAGCAACGTTTATAATAACACCTGAAGAAGTATATGATGCTAATACACTTCCTAAAGCATCAAATAAGAATAACCCTCTATCAGTACCATATTTACCTAATCTTAGAACTTCTAACTCAGTTTCGCCAACAGTACTGTTTATAATAATATTAGCATCGTGATTTACTATCCAATCACCTTTTATTTGATGTATAACTTCATTACCCTCAGTAGGAGCTTCTATATAAATAGCATCGGCAGCACCAACATAAATACCAAAATCAGTAGCTCCAAAATCTCCAATACCATCTAAATAACCCATAGCTAATTTTGGAGTCCCCGAAACATTTATCTCAAATCTACTTTCATCAGATCTAATATACACATTTCCACTATATATACTAGCTGTATCTATATCCCAACCACCAATATCACCTGTAGTGGCAGTTATATTACCCGAAATAAGTAATTCAGTACCAGTCCATTTAAGAAAAGAAGTATCCGTACCAATAGCTACTTTATAAGCATCAGTGTCATAACCCATAAAAATACCAGCAGTAGCAGAAGCATAACTACTTTTATTATTAAAATATATTTTTTTATTAGTAGCGTCTAATACTACATCAGTACCGTTTTTTAACAGCCCACCGTCTATAGTCCAACCAGCAATAGTACCTGTAGTAGCTGTGATCTTACCAGTCAAATCCACACTAGAAGCAGTAATATTTCCACTAGCGTCTAACTCAAAATTAGCTGCCTTGATTGTAAGTTTAGTTCCGTCCCACAATAAATAATTATTAGCATCAGCATAAAAACTAGCTTTCCAAGCTGTAGAGTTTTTTCCTAACCAAATACCAGCACTACCATAAGTAGTAGTACCTATTCCAATATAAGGATTTTCACCAGAAGTAAGAGTTATACTGTTAGAAGATATAGTAGTAGCTCCTATATCCCAACCACCAATATCCCCTGTAACTGCTGATATTTCACCAGAAATAATTAAAGCCGTACCAGTCCATTTAAGATATGCACTATCACTACCTATATTTACTTTAGGAATACCGCTATCATAACCAATAAAAATGCCTGTAGTTGTATCTGCATCATAAGTACTTTTGTTATTAAGATAGATCCGCTTGCTATTAGCATCTAATACTATATCAGTACTGTTTTGAAGTTTACCTTCCCCAACAGTCCAACCATCTAAAGCCCCTGTAGTACCCAAACTCCCACTACGTACTATAACATCTGCAAATTCAGCAGTACCGTCTCCAAATATCTTCCATCCAGAAGTGTCTATAACAAAATTCTTCGAGGCTATACTACCAGCAGAACTCATAACTACCCCAGTCTCACCTTCAGATTCTAGCGTAGTTTCAGTTATTAACCAACCACCAATATTACCAGTCTCAGATTCTATTTCGCCTCTTACAAGTACGTTATTAAATTCGGCAAACCCATCGTATCTTATCTTCCACCCTGAAATCCTATGATTATAGTTAGCGGTATAAATTTCACCACTAGTATTAAGTACTATATTACCATTGGCTAAATAACCCTCATTAATATCCCATCCAGCTATATTTCCACCACTACTATAAAGAGTACCAAATACAGTAACATCATTAAAAACAGCGTCTCCTGTACTGTCTATTTTCCATCCAGTACCAGCAGTAGTGTCTTCTCTAATATAAGTAATAACATGCTCAGTACTAGTATCTATTAAATTAGTAAGTGTTTTAGTTTGGGGTACATATGTATAAGTTACCCCTGAACCACCAACTGTTACTGATACAATAGAAAGAGCAGGGTAGTTTAAAGTTATTGTGCCTGATCCACTAGAGGTTTTAGTTTCAATTTCAGTAGTAGTACCAAATACCCCTGCCGAATAGTCACTAGTCTTTATAGTACCTGTAGAATCTAATATTATATTTGTTGCAGATAGGGTAGTCGGCCCTATATTCCACCCACCAATATCACCATTATCCGCACTTATAGTACCTGAGATAAGTAATTCCGTACCAGTCCATTTAAGAAATGCTGAATCGCTACCTATGTTTACTTTAGGAATACCACTATCATAACCAATAAAAATGCCAGCTGTAGTATCGGCACTATATGTACTCTTATTATTAAAGTAGATTATTTTATTAGCACCATCTAATACTATATCAGTACCATTTTGTAGTTTACCATCATCAGTTACTACCCAATTACCTCCAAGCTCGCCATTTTGAAAATCACCATCACGGATAAGGATAGTATTAAACTCAGCATCACCTATTGCATTTATACTCCAACCTGAAGTATTAGCTACATAATTAGCACTAATAGAACCTCCAGAGTCTAATTTTATTCCATCATAAGCAGTGATATAGTGTATAACATGCTCAGTATCTGCCTGTAACCCTCCAATTGTTCTAGGAGCAGTAAACGTAACTTGATCTTGTTGGTATAACTGCCCTGTATTCAAATCTCGTATATAAATTATAGCAACCGCATCGGCAGTTAAAGTGAGGGTACCAACACTATTAGATGTTGCTGTTTCATAAGTAGCAGAGTGTGAGGAGATAATACCACTATTTATATTCCAGTTACCTATATAGCCCACATCAGAAAATAGTGTTCCCCTTATAATAGCATTATTAAACTCTGCTAACCCATCCCAACGAATTTTCCACCCTGATATTTCTGGAATATAATTAGCGGTATAAATCTCACCTTTGGAAGCGAGTACAATGTTACCGTTAGCTATATATTCTCCGGTTATTTCCCATCCAGCTATATTACCCATACTTGAATATAAAGTACCAAATACGGTAACATCGTTGAAATATGCAGACCCATCAGAGCCTATTTTCCAACCAGTACCTTTAGACCAACCCTCTTCATTACCTATTTCACCAACAATACCTTCGGCAAAATCAACAGTTTGCACTCCACCATCAGCATAAAGTATTATATTAGAGCCTGACAAACTATCGGCATTTATAGTCCAGCCAGCAATGGTAGCCTCATCTTTAGTAAACTTACTTAAAACCGTACCTTCACCATCGTAAAAGAATAAACCATTCTTATTAAATGTAGCTAACAAACTTTGTGTATAGTTACCATCTAATCCTAATGAAGTAACATTCTCCACATCATAGATATACATACCATCAGAAGTGATGAGTACTGAATCACTAGCTGAAGTCACGGTTAGGTTACCATCTATAATTAGATTACCAGTAATTTTACCAGCATCAATAGCAAAGGTGTTGCCTACTACAACATTAGACATCAAGAATAAATAATAATAGAAATTTGCTTGATAACCATAAATAAAGCTTGTTATATTTTCTTCTGTAGTATATCCTTTTATAAAACCTTCTGGATTATCAGGTACTAATACTACCATTAGTACAAAGTTAATAGTTTCTGGAGAGGTAGTTTCCGTAATTTGACTTAATACCAACGTTTTGGTTAGGGAATCTACATATATGTAGTATATTCCAGAAAAAGTGTCCCCTTCTACAGATGATTTAGGTATTACTATATCTGTAGCATTCCAAGCAATACCATTCATAGAACCTGCTTCTATAGAAACTAAATATTCTGTACCTCTATCTTCTACTTCGTAGCTGCCTAAATAACCCCCAGTGATACCTCCAGCAATACCACCTGTTCCAGATCCAATTGTTACATTAAGTGAGGGTGAATTTATAACAGAATTTTGTAAAGAAGATGTTCGTTTAGAATTGAAATAGTTAGAAGTAGCTATTTCATTCTTTACTATTTTGTTAAATAAATTTAATAATTTATTTGCCATAACACACCCCTCACTGGAAATTACTTACGTTGTAGTCTATAATAAGAATATCTGCTATTTTTGGTATGTCTGTCCTAGCATTAATAACATACCTTGCTCTATAAGCATTTATAAATGTGCCTAGTGCATTAGCGTTGGGAGTAGTACTATCCATAGACGCAATTAAATATGGAGTAAGTTTAAGTCTATCAGGATTCCCACCTACTACACCTTGTGTACTATCTGGATTGTTTATTGCCTGCGATATACTATACATGTAAAATGGATCTGCAAACATAACTAATGATAGCCTTCTTTGATTACCCATATCACTAATCCATTTTACTACTCCTTCTAAATCACTAAATGGATATATAGTTGTAGTAGTAAAATCATCAGAAGCTTTTAGAAGCTGTTTATAATAAAAATGTGATGCTTGTTTAATATCGGAATATTCAATTACATTGCCTACATTAAAACCCCTAGTCCAGCCCTTATTTAGTGCTAAATTCAATACAAAAGGAAATTTACTCTTATATTTAAAAGACCCATAGAATCCTCCAGAAACATTAGTTAAAGAATAAGCATCTTCTACTCCGTTACCAACACCAACAATAGAACCTGTATCATGATAAGATACCTGATATGTCTTAGTATAAAAAACATCTGAATAAGTTAACTTTCCACCTGACACATAATCCATAACAATTCTATCATTAACATCAGAAGGTACTTTTCCATGTAATAAAAACATCGGAGTTTTAGGAAACAACCTATTTACAAGCTCATCTCCTTGTTTTGTTTTACCCCTAACAAAAGGAACAATTAACATTAAATTAGCATAAGTTAATCTACCTAAATCAGAATTATACATAGGAGTAAATTGTAATGTAAATTCTGGATTGATATTATCCTCACCATCTAATGCTAAATATAAATTTGTCTTAATTGAAGTTGTTATAGAACTTAATTCGGCAGAAGGGTCTATTCCAGATACATTGGCAATATTTCCATAAGTTATAAGAGCACCATCATCTGTTATCTCAAACCCATCCGCTAAATATAATTGAATTTCATTTAATACTTGATCTAATGTATAATTATCCATATTCCATGCGGAAGTTGCTTGTAATTTACCACCATCTATAGTTAATCCATTAAATGGAACATTCGAGCCATCTCTACCAGCTGGGGCTAAAGGAATTACTAAAAAGCCACCCTCTACCAGACCATAATTCTCAACAGAACCTTGCATTTCAAACTTAGCATAGAACTTAACATCATGATTTAACTCATATGGTACATAATATAAGCTGCCTAAACTCTCAGTCTTTGAAGATTCATACCACATTGTTAAATAAGTATCTTTCTTTGCTGTAATAGCTTCAACCCCAAATTGTGGCCCTCTATAGTTAATTGTTCCCGGCTCCCACTCCCATAACACTTTAACACTTACGTCTGCATACCCCGAAAGCAAAAAAACTACTCTAAAAACAACCCTAACAGTATAGGAGCCTGAAGATGTATATGTATGCGAGCCTTGTAATGTTTTAGAGTTTCCGTTTTTATCTTCATATGTTGCTTTAAAGGTTATAGTTTCCCCCGCCGACACCTTTTTAGTATAATTATGAGCATATTCTTTAGCTATAAAAATATCACTAGAAATACTAATAGTCCTAAAACCAGCCTTAGCACCCAAATTTGTTACTGCATTGGCTGGATTAACTAAAGTAGTATAACCAGCAGGAATTTCAGTATCTTCTTTAAACATAAACTGTATATTGTTTGCTCCGTCTTCCTTATCACTGATGTTAGTTAAAACATCTCCAAAATTAATAATTGTTCGTTCTACTTTAGGGCCTAAATACAACGTCATATCTGATTTTTTAAATCTAGTCATAGTAATATTTCTAGAATAAACATATACATTATTGCCGTTAGTATTATATTTAGCGTCAATATCCAACACAATCGGCTGATTTAATTGAACTAGTTCTGTGTATGGCATATCTACATCCACTGTACCTATATTAAAGGCATAATTATTAAGTATATTTTTGGCAACACCTTCAGCAGATGCACCACTAAGGATCAAAGGACTTTCTAATACAAAATTCTTATAGCCAAATAAATCTACAGATTCATCCACAGACACTGTAGCACCATATTGTAAGTTTAACCCATAAGGACGACCAAATACAGATACATTATTTCTTAAATTAGAATCATCAAAGTCATATGTTGATTTATATGTGTTAGTACCAGTTAAATCATAAGTAGTAGCAGGTATAGGATAAGATTCTGATGTAATAATCAACATACAATCATTAGCTATACTAGAAGTATCTTCTTTCCTATTAAATATCCAAAAGAACCCTACTAACTCCGCTAAACTATTAAGAGTATCTGCCATATACTGAAATGGAGGAATTTCATTATAAAACCCATTAGCTACTAAAGGATCTGTTTCAGGATACTTTGATGATATAGGAATAGTAATACCTTCTATATCAAGATGAATCTTAAGCAAGTTTACTGAATCAGTCCCATTATAAGTTATGGTATAAGTAGCATATTCTCCAATAACGGATCTACTTAGTACTAAATTATTTAATGAAACAGCAGGAAACATATAACTATAATAAAGAATAGCTAATAAATAACCCGACAAATTCCATCCATCAAAAACAGGAGGATACTCTTCTCTAGCTAAAGCTGCCAAAACTTTTGCATCTGCCAAGTAGGTTTTGACAGTAGCTTGATTATTTATCCATGATAAGAATGTTGATTCTGGAATCTTAAGATCGTTCCAACTAGTACTTAACTTATACGAAGGGTCAACAAAATTAAGAATTATTGTACTGTCTTTATTAGTCTTATTTATAGTATAATCAGTAAGATAACACCAATAATGCTCCTTAGATGCGGTATTTATAACCTTATCAAGAGCAATCAGATTAGCTTCACTAGGAGCAGCATAGTAAGTATTTAAAGCCGTTATAATACTAAAATTAGTTTGATCTACTATGTCTACTCTATACAGGTAGCTAGGATTTAAATCTGAAACATTAAAAAATGGCTTTATAGTGTCTAAAGGTTCAGGATCAGCTGCCCCCTCTTTAGTAACATAGGTAACTTCCCCTATAGAATATCCTTTAGGATAGAAGACTGACAGCTCATTAGCGTATAGATTATTATCTCCTAAGGTTTGTCCATAAGGAAACTCCATATCAATAGAGAAGGTATGCTTTTCATCCTCAGAAATATTAGAAGACAACACCTGTCCATAAAAAGCAGGTATATTGGTAGTTGTGCCTTCACCATTTGTAAAAGTTATTTTTCTATAAGTAGAAGGCCAATAATAGGTTGAACCATCTACAACAGTATTTAGTATAATACCAGAAGGAGAAGGCTGTGGCCAATCCGAAGACTGGAACACCCTAAGTATTGGAATACATTTAGATACTTCTACATTCAATTCTGCCATTATCTAACCCTCTTAGCTGCCATTACAATACCTCGCTCAACAGCTGCTGCTATCTCGTCTGGATCTCCAGATCCGTTGATATTAATAGCTTCAATATTAAACATAGTCCTTTGAGTACTTATAGGAGCAGATATAGGAGCAGATGCGGAAGAATATTCATCTGTCATAGTAGGGCTAGGATTAGTATATCCATACATAAACCCAGAAGGTGCACCATACATGGTAAGTCTCATAGAATCTAAAATATTAGTCATTGATTCTAAAGCTACTGTATTTTGTCTAATAGCTATTAATTGTTGTTCGGTTAGCTTCTGGGATTCCTGCCATAGTTGCTTTAGAGCAACAAAACCTTGTAAAACTCCTCCAATAACTTGTCCCCAACCCCCTGCTAATCCTAGCATCGAAGTTATAGAAGCCATAATATCCGCTCCCCCAGCAGCCATACTGAACTCAGCACCCCAATAATCAATACCTTTAAGTCCTGAAACTACAGTCTCTGTTGAAGTAGCTATTATACCCACTGACTTCATTGCCTTGGCTATTGTTTCCATACCCCATCCAAACTCATCTGTTGCTATTTGTAAGGAGTTACCCATAGAAGTAAAAGAAGATCCTACCGCATTTAAATTATCATAAAAACTTTGCATTTTTCCATTTAAAAACTCAACAGCTTGTTGTATTTGTTCAGGATCTAAAACTTCAAACAAATATCTAAATTGTGCATTTAAATCTTTCCACTCACCCTTCGTATTTAAGTACTCAGATGGTATAATTTCCGCAGGGAATAATTTTTGAATATCTTTAGGGGTTAAAGTTGGTAACATAGAAGTCATGAATGTATTGGAAAAAGACTTTAATCTTGCTCTAGCCTCAGGGGTCATAGTACCTGCAGCCTCTCTTAGAGTTTCCTTAATTTTATTTACTGCTTCATTTGATGTACTTGCCGAGCTAATAGTATTATATAAGAAATTCTCTCCAATTTTAAAAGTATCAGTTTCTTTTATTATACCTGACATAAGAGCATTATATATAGTTATTCCAGATAAAGTATCTTCACCTATTGTAACCACAAAATTAGATAAAGTATCACTTAATACCGTAGCCTGTTCCCTAATCTTATCCCTAGTAATTCTTGCAACACCCTCACTTTTTACCTCAGTAGTATAATCAGGGTGCCTAGTCATTATCTCAACAACTTCATTCTGTATGTCTACTATCTTTAGGGGGATTAAATTATCCATCCTATATGCAATAGCAGTCATAATAGTTGCATCTGCCTCAGCTAAAAAGGCTTCTATTGATCCCGGAAGTTTCCCTGTAGGAGTTCCAGATGCGTATAAAGTATCTAATGAAGACCTATTTTGATAATTAGTATTTGCCTGTATATCTCCTTCAATCTTAGAAAGTACTGGAAGCATACCTGCTATAAAGTCAATAATGCCCCCTCTAAATAAACCAATATCTAACAAATTGACAACCCACTGCTTAACTCCCAAAACATCGGCAGTAAAATCCTTTAAAGCTACCCACTGCTCTTCAACAAGTTTCCTAGCAGAGGTCTCTGTTTTATCATCTAATGCTTCATATTTAGCTAACAAGTTTCTAATAGGCTGTAAAATATCTACCCCTTTAATTCCTCCTACAACAAACTCACTAATAATTTTACTGCTTTCGCCACCTAATTGATTTATAAATCCAACAGTATTAGGCATCAAAGTTTCAAAATTTAACCTCCCAATAAAACCCTCTAAATTAGCTTTACCAGAAAAAATCTCAAAAGGAAGTTTTAATAAAGAGCCTATAAATGTAAAACCATCAAGTATAATATTTTTTGATAAATTAACAAGCTCTTCGTTAGTTAAAATTTGCTCTCCTGTAGCCCCTATATTTAAAGATTCTAAAGCTGCAGTTAACTGCATTAACCACCCCGTAGACTTATCTGTAAGTAGGGATAGCAAATAATTACCTACAAGATTTGAGACAATCCCCGTCAATATATTTAGTCCCCCACCTAAAATAGGTATTTTTAATATAGTATCAAATATATTAAGACCTTCTGGGATATATTGAGATATTAAACCTTTGCCTAATGTTTGTAAATTTGAAACAAGCTCATCTTTGATAGTTAATTGTATTTCCTCTATAGCGGCTACATTAATATCTATATAAGACTTAAATGCTTCATCATCCTTTAGTTTTTGTTCTAATGCTGCTCTTGCCTCTGCCCTGTTTAAGCCCCTTAACCCCCCTGCTACTACTAAAGATATAGGTTCATTAGCTAAAACATATTCTAAAGCTTTATTTATAACACCCTGCTCTATAGCAAATCTCCCCGCTATAGATTGTGGTGTAAGTTCCTCAAAAATATTCTTATAATTTAACTTAAACAGCTTTGGATCAGAAAATATAGCCAATAAATTATCTTTTGTAGTTAAAGCTATTGTTGTAATTATTGTAGAAAAATCTACCCCACTACTAATAACTGACTCCCAATTAGCAGGATTAAATAAACCAATAACATCATTCTCAAACCAATAAACTAAGTTATCTGCAATCCCCTTTACCCTGTCTAACATTTCAGGAACATCCATTTTAGCAAGACTATTTTCCGTGATACCTCCTAGCTCTGTAAGAAAATACATTTGTCTAGTTACAAAACTAGCGTATTGATCCCCAACAGTAGCTAGCGTATCTTCCAGTTTAAGCTTCATTGCATTCCTAGTAAGACTTGGTTTAGACCCCTCACCTTCCCACATTCCCGGAGCAACTGTCTTTAAATACTGTTCTTGTGTAATAATCCCTAAATCTATTAGTAAGTTTGCATTAGCAGAAATAAAGTCTGATAAATCAACCTCTTTAGAAAAATCATAAGATTTTGCTTCAGAGCGCAGCATATTCATACCAGTAGCAAATCCAACTGCCAAATCATCATACAATCCTGCTAACATAGAGCTTCGTCCAAATAAACCCCCTACTATTGCAGAGTATACATTATAAGTAGCTTTGAAGTCTCTTAAAGTATTAAACATCTCTGCCCCTTCAAAAGCCAAACTCATTACTGAACGTGTGCTTACTAAACCTCTCCTAGCAGCATTGATAGAATCTTGTATTTCTTTAGCAGCACTAATAACAACATTAGCTAAATCTTCTTGAGAAGCCAAAGCGCCCATTACATTTTCAATACTGGTATCAAACATAAGTTCAAAAGCTTCAGTATATTCTTTAGATTTAGCCATAATATCTAATTCAGCAAAAACAGCACCAAAATCCTCAATAAACTTAGCTAAATCATCACTAAAATATATTTTAGCTAAGTTTTCAAATTCTGCTAATAAATCAGCAGTAAAATTCTCTGTGGAAGCCAAATTGGCAGTAAAATTCTGCATTGCTCGATTAAAATTCTCAATATGTTTTTGATCTTCAAGACCTTCAGTAGGGAACGTTTTTGCTACAAAAGCTTTTACATTATCAAGTAACTCATCAGATGTCATATCAAGAATTTTAGATTGTCCCCCCATAGCTGCTGCAAACTGAGATACTGCATACTCAGAGAACGTAGTATAAGGATCTTTAAAAGAAGCAGCATATTTAGTACCAGACATAAATATTCCAGTATCGGCAGAATAAATATTACCCAATCCAAGAGCTTTAACCCCTGCTTGTGTATCCATAGATTCTAATATTGCATTAACTATTGTAGTAGCAATAGTCTCTGCTATTGCCTTAGTTGCATATGTTGTAGCTGTAGATTTAAGTTCTTTATTAAGTATATTCTCCCAATAACTAACTGAAAAAGTATTATCTGCTATTTCGGTAATTCCATCTAACATTTTATTAATTGCTTGTACTTCTCTCATACTGCTTTCAGTAGGCATGGCTAAATTAATAATCATATTTTTTAAATCATAAACTTCTTTTAAAGATTTGCCCACCTCAAAATTAAGATAGTTATCTATTACATTCATCAGTTTAAAAAATTCTAAATAATCAGTAACATCTATTAAATCGCCTGCATATCCTTGCAAAATATTAAACACGTCTTGTAATGCACTTTTAGCTTCCATTTGAACAGCTAAATCTTCATTAGCACCAAACCTCATTAACTCCTCTAATATTTGAGTAAGAGGCATTTGATTAAGAACATCAGTAACTGTTTGACCTCCCTGAAGCGTTGGAGTTATTGTTTTCTTAAAAGCTTCAATGATTCTAGGATCTTTAGCTAACATACTTTTAAACTCATTATCAGTATCATCTAAAGTTTTAACTATATCAGAGAAATAATTTATATATAATCTATTAACAGTTTTTAAATAATTATCTTTATCTAATAAACTAAGCGAATACTTTTCTAAATTACTAGAAATAGTATTAAATATCTTATCTAAATCTACTCCCTTAGTAATAGGTATGTCTTCAAACTGAGATAGTACAGTAGAAGTACCATAAAATCTGTCTAATTTCATTAAAGCATTCTTATATTTATTAACAGCACTCTCTTCAGGTACTTGAACAGACCCCATAATATTAGTTATAAGTTCCCCTACATCTCCATAAGCATATTCAAGATATTCTATTACAGTTTTATCTAAGTCTTTTTTATCCTTAACCCAATCAATTGGACGGAATTTTCTTAAAATATCAAGATTCCCCCAATATTTACTACTAATTTCATCCAATTGTCTTATAGTATTTTTACTCCAAATATCATCAGTAAGATCTAAAACATTATAATTTTCTATGCCCACCGCTTCAGCAATTCCAGCATAATTAAATATAAGTTTCTTCAAAAAAGGATCTTTTAATTTATTTAAATACTCTTTATCTATAAGTTTATCATCTATTACACTAACAGTTCTATCAACTGGCAAACTCTCAATAATATCTTCAATAATAGATGTATATTCTGGTTTAAGCTCCCCTGCCTTAACTAATTCTCTTGCATAGCTTTCAATATAACTTGATTGTAATTGTTTATTTAAGCTAACAAAATCTAATGCTGATTCAGGTTTTACCGATGATTTTGAAGGCAAAAATGGCGGAAGATTAGTACTTATAGCCAAACTTCCTGCACCTAACAAAGCTAGTGCACTACCAGAAGCTGCCCCCTTAACTCCTATTGCAGCTAACAAGGGAGCTATAGTTCCTGAAGAAAGCGCTAGTGCTCCTGCTACTAATGCTCCCCCAGTTATTAATCCTACGGTTTTCCACACATCTGAAGTACTTCTAGTAGATTTATTTATACTAGCTGATACTTCTTTCAAACTATTAGATATAGCATTGTTAGATAATGCCTGCATTTCCATCTGAGCTGTTAGTTGTTGTATTGGAGATTTTTTATCGTCTCCAAATAAACCTGCTGCTAAACCACCAACACCTGCTAAAGCTCCTACAGCAATACCCATCATACTAACAATAAAAGTTTTAGAAAGAGCAGCTGCAGCTTTACCTGTAACAGGTACAAAAGGCGATGCTGGGACACCAGTATTATTAACACTTGTAGTAAATATATTTACAACAGGAGTATGTATGGTAACAGTGGCTGCTTTAATAGCAGTAGTCAATGCTTTACCTACAGATTTTGCAGTAATAAGTACTCTACTTGCCGTAGTTACAGCTCCCAAGAATAAAGCAATCCCCCATTTAATAACTTCACCTACAGGGCCTTTTAACTTATCTGCAAGATCAGGAGGTAGCAGTACTGTTACAAACTCTAATACTGCTCTATATTTTAAAGTATCACCTACGAAAGACATTGCTTTACCTGCAAATGTCTGAGACTCTATCATCTTAGTCTGCATAGCAGATAGTGACCTAAATAACCCATAAGTAGCTTCTTTAGCAATGTTAAACCCTGTAATGGTAAGTACTAAATTAAAATTAGTAAAGTATGCTTTTATTGCCTCTCCAAGCAGTTTAGCAAAAGCAGATCCTATACTACTAATAAGGTGTGGATTAAGTACTAAACTACTAAATTTATCCTGCACTAAAATACCAAAAGCCTCTAATATAGAGGAAAACAACTTCATCAAACCAAATTCTTCAGGTGACTTATTAAATATACCTGCAAACACTTGCATAATAAAAGAATATGTTTTTTGAATGGCAGTACCTAGTACCGTTCCAGTGGAACCCTCGTCTATATCAAAAGCTGTTACTATAAAATCTTTCATAGCCTGTCCTACGGAATGGAATATATTACCAAACCTGTAAGCAATGATAGTACCAATCTTAGTAGTAAATTTTCCTGTTTCTGAAGAAAATGCATCTAAAGCTTCTATATAACTAGATGGATCAAAAATTCCTTTAAGACTAGTAAATAAAGCCTTGAAAGCGTCTATTATAGATTTTAAAGAAGCAATTCCCCCATCACCAAATATAATGGAATTAAGATCAGAAAACATCATATTTAATACTTTTCCAAAAGCAGATATAGGAGTATCAGCAGTTTTTAACAGCTGTAAAAAAATCTTTATATAATCAGTAACAGTATTAAGAATGGTAGCCAAACCTTTAAAATTCATATTAAGATACTGTATTATTTTACCGCCTTTAGCAGCATCTCTTAAAAGCATTATTATTGAAGCAACAAAAAGTCCAGTAGGAGTTAAGGCTGCTCTAATAATACCAGCAAAAGAAGCTATTACAGCAAATAACATAAAAAATGTAGCAGAATATTTAACTATAGTACCTACCGAAGCTTCAAATTTTCCTATATAAACAATACCTTCTTGTAACCAACCTATCATAGCTTTTAGACCAAAACTAAGATTATCAATAAAAGTATTTAAAGTATCAATAGATGCTTCAGAAATAGAAATCTTAAGAGTCTCCCAAGTAGCCTTAAATTGATCTACTTTAAAAGCAAAACTCTCAGTCATAGTTTCAAAAGCCCTATTCATAGACCCTTCAATATCATTACCAAAATTATCCACTAACTCAGTATAAGCAGCAAAGTTAGTTATTAAAGATCTTAATACTCTTCTAGCCCTCATATCAAAACCTAGGTTAGAAAGTATTGTTTGGCTTACACTTGTAGAAAATCCTTTAATAGTAAATACAATATCATTAACTATAGCATATAACCCTCTAAAATTACCTATAGAGTCAAAAACTTCTACATTGATTTTCTTTAGATTATTAACTACTCTAACATCAGAGAATGACTCATATAATCTACCCATTCCAAATCCAGCCATTTCAGGACTAAGCCCTACCCTAGTAGCAAATGCAATAGTAGCATACATCTCTTGCATATTTGCTAAACTCTCAGAAAGAGAGGCTGCAGGTTGGTATACACGCCCCATAACATCTGCAAGCTCTTTGTACCTTAAAATACCATACTTAACTGTTTGGAATTGAAGGTCGTAAATATCGTTTAGATTAGACATATCTATACCAAAAGCATATGCAGCTTGTATACCTGCATCCATAGCAGTTGTAAGATCTGTAACTCCAGCAGTAGATGCCTTAGCTGCTAACACGGCAGTATCTACTATATCCTCAAACTTCATAGTAGCAGAAGCCATTTGATAGAAAGCACTTGCAACATCTTGAGGTATTTTACCAAACTCCATAGCTATAGTAGTGCCTAAGGTAGATAACATTTTAACAAAAGAAGCATCTCGTTTCTTACCTAAAATATCATCTAACATCTCACCGAGATAAATAGCCTCGTCTGTTACAACACTTAAATCTATAGACTCTAAATTAATTTTAAACTCATCAAAAGCATGACCCCACTCATTACGTATCAAAGCCCACGTTTGATATATTTCTCTATTATAATCTATAAATGTTTGTATTACAGGCATCAACGTTTTACTAAACAACCAAATATTCATAAATTGCATAAATAGCTGATACTGAATCCACTCAAATGCTTTAAATATACTACCCATAGCATTTGAGACTTTTTGCAATAACCCTGAAATTAATGTAAAAGGAGATTTAATAAGATTCATAACCATTTTTACCGCAGATTGAGCTAATACCCTTATCCTGCCAATCCAAGAGGCGGCAGTACCAAAAGTCTTAATTAATGATTGCGTTCCTGCAATAGTATGTTGTGTAAATCCTTTATCCATCATTTGAAAGAAAGATCTATTAAAAGATTGAGTATAGGAGTCTACCAGTTGCTTATTTGAAGTCGCTAATTTAGTAGCTTGAGCTGAACCTGTCTTAGTAGCTTCTGCTTTAGCAGCCCCCGAAACAGGAGCTCCTGATACAGCAGCTAACTTGTCAGTAGAAATATTATTCAACTCATTATTTAAATTGCGTATTTTAGCAGTGAGATCATCTATCTTCTTGCTAAAATTAGTTATCTTAGTTACACTAAATGCAGAAGTTAATAGAGTATTCGTTTTTTCAACCTGTTTATTAAACTGATTGAGTTTTTCTTCTATTTGAGAAGCAAATTGCTGGAACTGCTGAGTAGCATTCTCCCCATTTAGAATTAATTGTATTGTTACTCCAGAACCACCTGCAGGGTCATTAATATCAAACATTCGTAGACTCCTATACTAGGATATTATATGTCAATCATTTTCTTCAGCAAGTCTAGCACTTCTAGCATCTGCAAAGGTCATACCTCCGTCAACACTTCTAGAACTATCGCTACTTTTTTTAGCTATGCGCTCATTCTCTTCTTTCAACCATGATCTATATACACCTTGTACTATTTTTAATTCGCTGATACAATCAGGAGGCTGGTCATACCAACCTCCTGCATAAGGGAGGATTAGTATATCACCATGTTCAGCACTTAACATTGAGTAATAATCAAATACTTTTCCTCCATATTTTCTATAACCTGCTAAAATTTCATCTATTAAAGCTTTTTGTGGCGCAGGAGAGTTGTCATACCCCCCATCCTCTAACATACGAATATAACGATTAATCTCTCCTGAAAATATCAGCCTAGCTATTCCCCCAAATCTTGCTCTTCTTTATCCTTTTTCTCTTCCTGAATACCATAATAATCTTTAACTTTAACTATAAGATTATTAACAAACTGAGTCACAAACTGTTCTTTAAGATCTTTTTCCAGAGAAGCTTGACTCTTAGGAACATACTCATCAATATCTCCACCATCATTAAGGAAAGTTATTCCCTTAATAACCTGAGCAAGAAGCCAAATATCAACATCAAATGCTTCTGGTTTAACCTTGACAACACTATTACCTGAATAAACAAGAGCATTACTCATTTTTTGCTGATACATAGACTGTACTCCATAGGGAATACTTTCTTTAACTTCCACAAACTCATCTGATACTTCATTTTCTGATAAAAAATCATTTCCTTTAAAATATAGATTCTTTACGTTACCTTCTTTAATAAAAATTGACATATGTATTACCTCCTAAAATTTAAATTAATGTATAAGTAATTGGAATATACATTTGATTATCTGAACCAGACGCATCTTTAAAATAATCTACTTCAATAGGCTCTTCATAGAAATTCCCTGCTGTAGTTGCAGCAGGATTAGATACTGCTTGAAAATCTACTCTATACGCAATTTTACCTCTATCAGTAATATCGTGAACAGGTTGTGTAGCATAAACATTGTGCAACTTAAGCAAATAATGTTCTTTATCTGTATTTCCTACCCCTTCGACCTCATCCTTATACAGATATACTATTATATCTGTAGCTAACAAAGTACCTATATCTAATTCAGTAAGTAATTCATTAAAAGCATCTACATTTTCATTTACAGCTCCAGTATGTTTAGGCATAAGGAAAGTCAAAGATCCTGTAACTGAAAACTCTCCTGATAAAATTGCCAATCTACCACTAGCATCTAAAGCATTAGTATCAGTATCAAGCCCATTAGTTATAGTTAATTCTAATGCCGTAGTATATGGGAGAATATTAAAAGTAGACAGCCCAGCATCAGCATTATTAAGTACAATATCAGTACCTATTCTTATAGGACAAATAAATACTTGATAGGAAGAAAAAGGTTTAAAATAAGTAGTACCTAATCCAAGTTCCCAATGAGTATCGTCAGTCGGAGGCATATTAATACTATTATTAAAAGAAGAAATAGCAACCTTACAAATATATATATTACCATCACTACCCCTAATAACATCTCCAATAGCTACAGAATCACCATTTTCATAACTATCTGCAGCACGTCTTTTTCCAGACCAATCAACACTAGCTGTAAGTAATGAATTAGATACAAAAGACATTCTCATAGAATTTACACTACATTCATCAAACTTCATTATTGTTTCATTTGTAGCTCCATGCTTTACATAAACATCATAAGCAGGAATACTATCAGGCGAATGTATTATTACATAATCTCCTAAAGTATCTTCAACAGCGGCAATTTTACCCAAAGTAGCAAACATTAGGTATAGAAAATTACCAATAGTAACTTCTGTATCAAAGCTACCATCGCCTGCCTTATTACCTATACACCCAATACCTCTAGCCCTAGTACCTGCTATGGCATTACTATTTATAAACTCTCCTGTAGGATTAAATGATTCGGTAGTAAAAGGGAGTTCATATAAAGTCGTAATATCTGCGGAAGCATCAAATCCACCTACCTGATACTCCCCACCAGAGTCATATCTTAACCCTAGCTTAGAGCCTCCGCCCTTTAAAAATTCAGTCGACATATATTATACCCCCCTTATTAAGTAAACAATATTGGATCAAGTGATGTAGCTAATGGTTTTACAGAAATAGGCCCTGTAGATGCACCCTGAACACACTGAAAATCTACTCTAAAGGATACCTTTTCTCTTCCAGTAATATCGTGAGTAGGTTGTGTGGCATATACATTCTGCAATAAAATAGTATCTGAATTATCAGAACCCAAATGAATAGCCAGCACATTAGCAATCTTATCTCCAATATCTAAATTAACTAATTGAGTATAGAGAGCACCTGATTTTGGTACTAGAAAAGTTAATGATCCAGTCAATGAAAATTCACCCGGAATAACTGCTAACCTACCCCCTGCATTAAGGGAATTGGTGTCAGTATCAAGCCCATTACTAATAGTAACTTCTAGTCCTGTTATAGCATTTAAAATACTTGTGCTATCTAGCTCTATATCAGCAACCGCTAGTGGACATATAACAGTATTACCGTCTGCCAGAGTAGCTGTTGCTGTAGGCAGACTAGCTACTTTAGACCATGTAAAACCAGCCCAATCAAAACTAGCAGTAAGAACAGCATTAGAAGAAAAAGAGAACCGCATACTATTTACTCTTTGACTCTCATACTTATATATCATATTTGTATCATTACCATGCCTTATATAAATATCATAAACAGGCAAATCATCATCACTAGGAGTTATTACAGTATCAAAATTTCCTAGAGCAGCATAAAATAAAATACCTAGATTTTCTTCTGTAATTTCAACATCAAAACTACCATCTCCTGCTTTATTACCAATACACCCTATACCTCTTGACCTTCCTCCAGCAATAGCATTACTATTTATAAATTCCCCAACTGGGTTAAAAGCTTCTGTAGTAAATGGAAGTTCAATTGTAACATTTTTAGAATTACCTTCTGCATCTTCTATCAAATTAAGATATACTGTAGAACCTCCACCTTTAACAAATTCGTTAGCCATAATTTATTTCCTCCTTAATTACAAATTAATCATCGCTTAATTGTTCTAGCGTAACTGTTATTACAACATACGCCATATCATCAGTATCTTTATAATATCTAGCTGAAATATTTCTAACTAGAAAACATACACTATCTACTTTAAAATAGTCATCAAGCACTTCAAATACAGCATACACACTTTCTGCCGTACTCCATAAAGAAATATAATCTGATTCCGTTCTACAAGTTTTCTCTATAGCTATATTACAAGTAAATGTTTTATTAACTCTACGCAACCTAACTGGAGTAGAGTTATATAAATTAGGATATACATATATGATGGGAGTAGTACCTGCTCGTTTATAAGGAGTAGCCTTTAGTACTGTAACCTCTGATATGGCAGTACTTAGCTGCGTACTAATTCCCGTTATTAATGCTTCGTATGTCACAATATAACCGCCCTAATATTTACAGGAACAATTCTCAATGTTCTTGTTATTGCTCCCTCAAAATCTTCTTCCATTATTATATCTCTAGAAGCACAAAAAGTGTTTAGATTAGTAAAACCAGCACCCAACGATAAAGATTTTTGATGAAATATTGTTCTAATTGTATGTGCTGCATTCATTGCAGAAATATAATCTGTAGAAGAAATATATATATAAATCAAATATATTTCAAAATTACCATCGTAATAATAAACATCCCGTTCGACATTTGCAGATACCCATATATATGTCGCATCATTATTAATATCAGGTACACCAAAAGTAACGTTAGTAAAAGCTGCACTTAGCAGAGTGTACACTTTATTTAATATAGTCTCTTCTATAGTAGCTGCCATATATAACGCTCCTTATCTAGAAATACCTTTCCATTTTTTACTACCATTCTTCCATACTTTTATATTAGGAATAAGTTTATATCTTACAAACGAAGTCCCTAATATAGGAGCATAAGCATCATACATTGCGGGTCTAAGATATGGACGAGGACTCATTCTACTAGATCCAAATTCAACATACCCCGCATAAGGCTGAGTCGCTTGCAACGAAACATATATTTGCGTAGAACTTACTTCTACCATACCTCCAATACTTCGTTCCAAATCACCTGTTTTTTTAGGTACATATCGCTTAGCATTAGGAATAAAAATTTCTTTAGTAGCTCTATCAAGTTTAGTCCCTAATGTAAATATAGAATCTTCTGCTACTTGAAGTCCATATAATGATTTAACTGTAGATCTACTATATATGGGGTTTGCTGCATTAAAAGTAGTTCTTACATCTACATCAAACTTTATCATTCTTGCCTCACTAACAAAGCCAAATACCCAAACGGTTCTAACTTGGGTTTTATAATATCATAAGTTACTCCATCTATAATAACTTTATCTCCATCTTGTAATATAACCTCTGCCCCTTCATCAGTTATATTATTTATAGATGCGTCAAAAAAGTTTTTATATTCACTACCCATCTCAGTTACATCTTTTGGAGGAAACCTCCTAGCTTTATAAGATAAACTAACATTACTATATATTTTAGATAACGAAGTATGTATAATCTGTCCTAAAGAGTTTGTAGTATCAACATACCTATAAATATCACCTTTATGTCCATATTCTGTATTTATATTAGAAATTAATTTATAAGCTGCCGATAATTTACTCATGTTTACCACTCGCTACCCAAAGGATAGTTTATCGCATCTACTGTAGATGAAAACTCCGGAATATCATCTCTTTCATATGCTATATCAGGAGCTATTACAGATACAATCTCTTGATACCTTTGGAAGTATGTTTTAATACCTCCACTAGGTTTAGTAGTATTACCATATTTAACTTTAATTATCCCATTATCTATCTCAGTAACTTCCTTTGAATCATAATATGCAGTCATTTGTCTTAAAGACATAAAATGACAAATAAGATAAGCAAAAGCCTCTGCGTGTTTATCAGGTATAGTACAAGTAGTTGTAGAAAAAGTATGTATAGTATAATACCTAACAGTAACTTCATTATATACTAAAGGAGTAAAAAATCTTATTGTACTTATACTATTAATAAATTCAAAATTAGTCAATTCATATTCATAATCATTTATAGTAACAAAACATCTAATATTACCTGAATAAACTTCATCAGGCAACTTTATTTCAGATTCTCCCTCTAAATCAGTAAATACTATTTCTTTATATAAAGGAAAATATTTAGAATACATCTTTAGAGCATAAGAAATTACTCCATCAGGAGGAGTATCATACCCCTCCTGTGAAGTAACAATACCTAATATCTCAGCTCTAGTAGCCATTATTTTCTAATCCTACCTTTAGCAGGTATCCTATATTTAACACCATCTTTAAAAACAGTAACAGCAGCGTTTGATCTATTATAAATAAACTCATCAGGATCTTCTATTTTAACAGGCTTGGCAGGTACTTTAGCAGTACCTTTATTAAATGCTATACCCTTATTTACAGTAATATCAGATATTGAAGCTACAAGCTCTTTAGGCTCTTCTTTTACTTTAGTGACTTTATTAGATGTTGCCTTTTTTGATTCAGCCATATATATTACCTCCTAACTTAAAGCGAACTTAGTGAAATCTTCTTCCAACCAGTACTATCTTCTGTGTCATCAACCGCTATATAAAGATAGCTTGAATCATGAAGAGTAAGACCTTTAGTAGCAGGAGTACCATCGGCACCACCAACATCTGTACCTATAGTAACGGTTTCACCATCAACTACGGGGTCTATAAGAGTAAACTCTCCAGCAGCAGTAGCTGTCTTTTCAGGAGTTTGTTCCTTTGTAAAACCTATCCAATTACCTTCATCATCTATAACTAAAAGCGGAGCTTCATTAGGCCCTACTTCAATACCTTGCAAAGATCTTAATAGCGTTACAACACTAGTAGCCATCTATTATATTCTCCTTTTCAATTAAATTGATATGAAAACTAGGGGAGAGATTACTCTCCCCTAAACTTTTATATCTTACCTGAATAAGTAACAATAACTTTACTATCTGTAGGTGTATAATCAGATGATGCCGCTACAGCTCCAGTTTCAAGATCTATAGAAATCTTATTATTGCCCGTAAGCGTAGGAGCCTCTTCTGTTCTGCTATCCCAAGTTACAACAGTAACAGGAGTAGAATTATCTCCATCTTTAGCACTAAGAGCTTCAGTAGGATGTACAGGGAAATGTGCAAGAACCCCAGCCCTATCCGTAAGCACTACTGTTTCGTTAGTATAGTTATCATAAAGAATAACTCTAGCCATAGCCTCGCCAAGATAAACTTGCATAGCTGTTCTAGTTCTAACAACCCATTCAGACCTATCATACTCAGCATTGTAACCTCCGGGTCTATACTGCATTGGTATATAAACACCATAGACACCAAAGACTTTCTTTTCACCAACAACCATCATACCGCTTGTCATGTTAAGTGAACTAAATACCTGTAAACCCTTAACTCTTCCGATCTCTCCCTGAAGAGCGTTATCTCCAACCTTGCTATATCCACCAACTCTGATAAGATAACTTTCCATATCAGGAGATACTAGAGCAAAGTCAGCATTAAATTTCTGTTCTGCAACATTAACAACTGCATCTACAATAGCATCATAAAGAGTTTCACCATATTCCATAGATGGATGGAATGTATACCAATCACTCGGAATGTTTATATCCCACCACGTATCACCAGCAGCAGCGGCAGCAATCATAGCATTAATAAGAGCCTCATCAATCTGATTAGCAATATCTTTAATATCATACTCAATAACTCTATCAAGGACATTAAGACCAGAAACATTAGCATCTTCAAGAACTTCCGAAGTGAGAATAGATCTATACGCCCTCTTAATTGCAGTCATAGCAAGATTCTCTGTACTGATTTTTGTGGTTTTAATCTGATTGTTTTCAAGTACAATTGCACTTGTAGATTCTTTAGTAAAAGATACCTTAGGAATAGACCATGCAGGCCCCGGCATCCTCATAACCTCATAGAGATTCAATGATACAATTTTTGCATAAACTACAGGAATAACCCTTCTAGCAATAACTTCAGGTTTTATAGAACTCGTATCCGTAGTTAGATTATATACTGTATCCTCTCCCATAAAATAATTATCTTTCAAAAGCTCAGATTCATTTTCTACTCCGAACTCCTGAAGTGTCTTACCTATCAACTTTACAACTTGTTTATCAAGCTTAATAGCCATATTAATTCCCCTCCAAATTTAATTAAATGTAAATTATTGATGATGATCTCCATAAAAGTTTATTTTTATTATAACTGACTGGAAAATTATCATCAAATTTTGTTCTTAGTGTACTACTTCTGTTATTTAGACTCCATCAATTTCAAATCTTCTTCAGCTAATTCCACACCATAATCATTAAGAAGAGCTACCATCTCAGCAGTATAATCAGCACCTGCTTTTGGCAGAACCTTTTCTACTGATTCGGTTTCCTTCTTTAATAGCTTTTCTTTTGCTTCAGAATTACTGAACATACTAGATTCTAGCTCTTCAAGCAATTCTTTATAAGAAGCTACAACATTATCAACTGCTTCTTTATAATTATCAACTGCAGACACAATATCGTCAGAAGTTGTAATAGTTATTGCATCTATTTCAGCCATAATCTTCTGGTACATCTTTTTCTCTTTTATAATATCAAAACTAGCTACCGCCGATTCTTTATAAACCTCTGCTAGTTTTCCTATAAATACATTTACATTTTCCTGAAGTTTTAGATATTTAGCCTTCCAATCTGTAGTATCCTCAACTTTTTCCTCTGTTTTATCTTCTACTTTAGGATCTTCAATTACTTCTTCAACCTTATCCTCTTTTTTATCTTCTACTTTAGATTCTTCTTTTGTAGATTCATCTTTTTTATCTTCTACTTTAGAATCTTCAATTATTTTCTCAACTTCTTCCTCTTTTTTGTCTTCTACTTTAGACTCTTCTGGTTTAGTATCTATTTTAACTTCTTCAGTAGATACATCAGTATTTTTAGTATCTATCTCAACTTCTTTAATGTCTTCATCTTTAACTTCATTTGTAACTATTTTTTCGACTTCAGACATATCTATTTCCTCCTCTCCATTAAAAGCTCTCTCAAACTCTACAAGCTCTTCACTAGAAATAGATCTTATTTTAGCCACAGGAACCCCAGTTCTAGTAGCTACAAAATCAATTCCAAAAAGCTCTCCTTTGAGAACATTAAAATATGTTTTACCCTTAATTGTTGCCTCTTTAATATCTACAGGATAATACCTTATAGATACTCCTTCTATAAATTTATCCTTCAACAAACTAACTATATCTCTACCAGCACTCGTAGAAGCCACCTTAGCCTTAAACCAAGCCAACCCTGTAGCTTCTTCATACCATGCTTCAAAAACTTTACCAACAGTAGCTAAAGTTTCATCCATTGGATAATGATTAGTCCACATAGTAATTATTTGTTTTCCTGAATTAATTTGATCTATAAAATTCCTTACTATATTTTCAGAATAAAATCTACCATTCCTAGAAAGAGTATTTGCTTTTAAGAAAACCCCCTTAATTACAGGACTAGAAGTAGAATCTACTTCTGAATCTTCAAAAACTATCTCTGCAGGATACTCCTCTAGTATAAAAGTATCTTTACTCTTCTTATCAGCTGTTACCATAATAGCCCCCTAAAAATTATTAAGCTACACCGTCCTTATTAGGCTTTACAGATCCTATTATCTGAAATTTAGCTATTTCAAGTAAGCCCAACGCTTCCTGAAGACGTACTTCTTTCTGACTACCTTCTAGAAACTTAACTACCACATCTTTATCTTCAGTTAACAAAACTGCCACTCCATACTGTACTTTAATATCCTGCTCTGCGGTCTGCTCGTTAGCTGTTACCTCTTCTGTAAGATTCGCTTTCTTCTCTTTCATAAAAAATCCTCCTATATTATGTATTATGATTTTGGGGCAGTGTCTATGCCAGAAGCTTGCTGCAACTCATACCCCTCTACAATTTCTTCCCACTCAATACCTAACAAACTAGCCAATACAGGCATTGGGAAATTATTATACTTATTATTTAGTCTAGCTACTATCTGTGAAGCCTCTAAGGTGTCTATTAACCCTGTATTATCATTTGTAACTTCTACATAAAATGAATTAGGTTCATATCCATTTAGAATTAGTTCCATAGTAACTAACTGCTCTGTATTTAACTTTCTTTCATTCTTCAAAAGACTAAAAAGTCCTTTCAAAAACTTTATCTGTACATCCATAGTTGCCCTATTAACAGACTCTCCACTATCAATTAATCCAGTAGGAACAATAAGCCCTATTTTAAATAATTCATTAAAATAATCAACGTCTCCAACATAATTAAAATTAGTACCATCAGAAGGAATATTTTTTATATCCCAAAGCCCATTTGAAAAGAAATCCAATGAAGCCCCTGAATTTGATTTTATTGCAGTTATTACTTTTTGCTTATAGGCAGACACCTCTGTATCTGAAGGTATTGATTGCTGCTCTTTTATATTTTCAGGCAAATTAGAAAAATTAGGGTAATGTAACCTAGTTTGAACAGATCTTGTCTTTCTAGCTAACATCATATAACTTTCTATTTTTCTTGTTATAGAATTTACATTCATTGTAGAAGAAAATAACCCCAACCCAATATAATTATCAGGAAGAAATGTAAAATGTAATACTTGATAAGGATACAATCTAAATGCCTGTGCTTTCTCTTCATTACAATACAACCACTGAGTAATAATACCCTTATCTGTAATATTTGGAAGCATCTTATCTAAAGGAAGTGATTCAACAGAAAGTATAGAATTTGTATCATAAACTATCTCATAAAAAGAATCTCCAAACTTAACAGAATTAAAACAACCATCAAACATTATTCTCTCTAAATTAATTCTAGTTATTAGTTCCTCTACAATATATTTAAACTCTAATTCAGAAGTAACAGTATCTTCTAATTTTAATAACATTTTCTTTATTTCTTTATTACTAACAGATTTAACTAAATCTTCAAGTACAGGTTTTGTTAGTTTCTCTTTTTCTAATAGTGCTTCTATTGTATCTGTCAATTGCTCTTGTTTATAGATATATTTAATAGATGTCAATATATCTTCAGTGGGAGTTTTATCCTTACTAATAATTCTTATTTTATACTTATCAGCCATCGCTGCAGATGCCAATAAAATTGCAGCTTTCATTAATCGTGAATCATAAGCTAACAAAATACCTGCGTTTGATAATATTGTGTGTCGTCTGCTAAACCACTCCTCTTCTATAGCAGATATATCAGAATTAGTCATCTTAGTAACTTTATTTCTATTTACTGCGTCTGTATTCCATAATAGCTTGTATGTATTTACTGGTTTTCTACCCATCATTAAGCCCCTCAAATATTAAAATACTCTTCACTAAAATCTAATTCATCAAAGGCGTCTTCTTCCCAGAATACTTCTCCATCTTTTATTACTAAACCATCACTTCTACCTTTTTTCTTAACAACAATATCCTTATCTGAAATAGGAGTAACTAGCTCTGTTGTACTTGACATTGATATTGGAGAAAACTTTGTTATATAATATACTGCAAAAGCCAGAGACATTACTGTATCATCATGTTTTGCTACAGATACTACATTACCCTCTTTGTTCATAAAAGCAGACAATTCTTCGACTAATACACTTAAATATTCCATAGTAGCTGAATCATCTTCTTTTGCAGGTAAAATAATTCTCTTTTTCTGAAATTCAAAATTCAAATTAGATAAAATTACTTTTTTAGTATATCTATTAGTATTTATAGTTTTTATGAAATGTCCTTTACGCTGTAAAACCCTAACAATAGCAATTTGCTGACCTGTATCCTCTGCAATAATTACATCTGCTTTATATTTCCTAGTTAACTCTGTAAGGACATCGCTTATAGCAATATCATCTACACCCCTTGCTCGCCACACATCAACTATTTTCGCAGAAGAACCTACTAAAGATACAACAGTTATAACTGTATAATCTGCTCGCTGAGCTTCACTAAATGCAAAATCGACACCTATTACAGTAAATCGTGCTGCAGGGTCGGGAGTTCCTAAAGATAGCCTTGTTCTCATTGCTTCACTGATATATTTGTATTTAAAATAAGACATCTCGGAACTTATTGGTCGAAGCATCATTTCTCGTTCAAAAACATACTCTCCAACCTCTGCCTTTAATGCCATTAAATTTTCCATAGTCCAGTATTCTTTCCAAAAAATCTCCCCATCTTCATTTAAAGCAGGATACTTTCTATACACATAACGATCATTAGCTTCAAGCTCTGAATATAAGTCATCAAACGAAATAGGAGTACCAATTATAATCAAACGACCTTTATTTGGAGGAGGCATAGGAGAGACTATATTGTAAAAATTAAACTTTATCTGCAAAGGAGTTGAATTACTACTTTTTTCACTATAAATATCATCTAAAATTATTAAATCAGGGTGTCTACCCCTTTTTACAGAACCTATACCCATTGCAGAAACTTCTATACCACCATTAACATTCTCTATTGGAGCAGTCTTAAATCTTGTTTGCCCCCAAACTCCACCACGTTTACTCTGTAAAAACTGTAACCACGGATTATTCTCTATTTCAGCTTTTATATTTCCAACACGCCTCTCTGCTTCTGGTTGTGAATGAGATATTATAAGAATTTCGTTCAAATCGCCTCTAAACATTCGCCATAACGGATAACAAAAAGAAAAAAATACTGATTTTGAACTGGTTCTATGAGCTAAAAAACAAGACCTATAACCTTCGTTTAAATCATTTATCCATGTATAATAATGTTCTGGAACAGAATAACCTATTATGTGCTCTATAAAATAAGGTAAAGATTCAGTAGCCCTGATAACTTTTCTAGCTACTTCTGTGGGATCACTAGGAATACTGTCATAAGTTCTTACAGCTTCAATTACTAATTCTTGAGTAGCCACTTAACCATTCCTTTAAAACATTATAAGCATTCTCATCATAAAAATGTATTGCTCCAAAAACTTGTCCTTCTATCTTAATTAATACAACGTTGTAAAATTTAGAACTATAATGTTTAAATTTATATTCAAAAAGTAAACTTGACTCTGTACAATCTATTACGTTTTTATTTATAGCTGTAACTCGTTCATCCCCGAACAAAATAGTACCATCATCAAATAAAGACATTGAAGAAAAAGGAGTATCTACTTGTAAAACAAAATCATCAGTTAATAAACTCAAACTATTTATAGTCTGCTTAGCCGAATCTTTATAAAGTTTTATAATAACATACCCTGCAATATCATAAGCTGATTTATAAAAATCCATACGCATATTTATGCACCCTCTTTTGAACTTCTTACAATATTTTTTATTTGAGAAATAACCTCTGGAGTTAATACGTTCTTTTTACTATCATCTATTATATCTGCCTTCTGTCTCTCAATATCTACTCTTTGTGTATCATTAGCAACCCATGCAACATCCCTTAATAGCTGTCTAATTACATTAGCAAGATTAGTAACTGAATTAACACCATTAATAAAATCTTTAGCTTCCCAAACGTCTTTATTCTCTCTTAAACTTTCATGTATAAAATCTAAATCCTGATCTAATATATCTACTAAAGTCATTAGTTTTCTCTTTACATAATAATCTAACATCGAATCGTTATTCTTTACTTTAGCCATTAATTTATCTGTCTCTAACTCATTCTTGTATAAGTCTATTAATCTAATAAAATCTTCATCTGATTTATATGCTTTTAAAGTATTTTCTGATATGTTTAATCTATCAACTATTATGTTATTTGGAACATTCATAGCTAATAATAAAGCAAGTTTCTGTTCTTTAGCAAAATCTATATTAGCCAGCATAATAATAACCTCGAATACATAATATATATTTATCCATTTCACTTATATACGCCTAAAAAAACAAGATTTCTGTTTACAGAATTATTACAAATGTAAATTTTTAGTAACAATTTAAACGGGAAAAACCTCCCGAAAACGGAGTTTTCGTAATAAATCATTATAAAAAAGATATTCTCGGACTTTTTAATTAAAACCTGCATAAATAACTATCTGCCGATGTTGATATAAATATGCTAAATATTATTTTTAGCCAAAAACAGAAGAGTATTTAACAAAAAAATCAGGTTTATAGTATTAGGTATTCTGCAAGCAGAGGGGTTTTTATACTGCTCTCCCCATATTTGAATTTTTATAAGGTATCACAAAAAAATGTAGTTTATATTCTCCTGTAAGCAGCCTATTTAGTTATTACAGATGATTGTTATATGAAAAAAGTATTAGTTAGAAGTACTTCCTCTGATCTTTAAAATCAGAGTAATAGGTTGTAAAAAACCCGTTATGGGGAGACATATCTAAAAAGGGGTTTAATAGCAGGATACCTACGCATATATATTTTTCAGAAGGGCTGTTTATAGGTCTCTGTAACATACTTTATAAGATAATCACAGACGTTTCTCCCCATAATCAACTCTAATTATTGCGATTTGTGATACTTACAAAATCTTCGTTCTCGGACTTTTTTACTAAAAATATCAATATAAGCCAATCTCAGTTTATGATAAAGCTGTTATGTGCTAATAAAGCCAAAAAATTGACTTTTTTTGAAAAATCCACCCTATTTTTAAAAAAATTATAAATTATGATAAAAAAATTACCCCCTATTTTTTAACATCACTGTAACACACCCCATATTATTACATGCTATACTGATAATGAAAAGAACAAGGAGGTAATAATTATGGCATATGCTACGCTGGATAAGGCAATAACACAAGTAAAGCAAGATCTACCAGAAACCTTCAAGCTGAACTATATAATAGCTGAAGAGAACACTGGAAAACTTTTTAATGGGGGGCATCTGAAATCACTCCAGCCTAGAATTGACAAACTATATAAAAAAGTTAAAAAGCAGATTCCAAATAAGCCTATTTTTAATAGATACCTAAATACCATTTTTGGAACTTCTTTTAAAGATATGAAGTCTAACTTATTTTATTCTTTTAGAGATGTACTAGATACTAAACTTGAACAACCTTTAGATAATTTTATATCTCTATGCACTCCAGTAGAGTATGTTCAAATAGGTACTAAAATTATCCCTATATATAATAAGGAAAATACCCTATATATAAAACTATCAGATTGTGATGTATTTAATACTACTCCGCTTGAATTTTTAAACAAAAGTGGAGTTGTTGCATGGAAAACCGCTAAATTTAAGAGCAATACTATTCTATTAGAAGCCGTTGAAAATGGCGGAAAATTCTGGAAATACTTAGCTAAATTAAATGGAGTAAGGCACCACTTAGCACTTTATCAGCTAAGAGGACTATCTATTGACAGAGTTAATAAAATTGCTTATTTTCCTAGACTAAGATCAACCAGTGCTATTAAAGATGTTTATTTTGGAAAACAAAAGTATTGGTATGAACCTCTTGCACATGAGGAAGAAGATGTATATATAAACCTTAACAGATTCAGACAGTTTTTGTATAATTATAAAAAATCTCCCGAAGAAATTAAGTATATAAATAACACCTATGATGCCATATGTTCAGATTTATTTTCTGGAACAAATTTTGCTTGTCTGGAGTCTTATTACACAGTACCTTATAACTATGTACAGGGATTCTTTTCATATAGATCTATAATATTAGATACTATAACAAGCAAAGTACGTCTTGTAGATACTAAAATTAATAAATACTTACTTAGACGAGCAGCAAGTATGTATGTAAGTAATATAATTTTTCCAGAAACGGAAACAATATCTTACAATGAATGGGCAAAAGATACTTATATAGAAGGTATGTCAATTTTAAAAAATATAAATAAAAATATAAAGGAGGCAGTAGTAAATGTCAGAAAAAACACTAGAAACTGGTCTGTATGTGATACCTCTGAATGCTGAGGATATTTCTTCAGATACCATTAGAACATACTCTTATACTGATAGAAAAACACAAAAAATAGTTGAGGTTCCATACTATCCAATTTTTGAAGTTCTACGCTTTTTTAGAAAAACTTTTGGAATAGGAGTTGATATTGTTGACAGAGAAAACAGAAGTGGTATAGTTAGGATACAAATTCCTGCAGTAGGAAGTAGACCAGCAACAGAAATTATGAGCTATATTAGAGCTTTTAGAATGCAATACCGTACTATTGAAAATGGTAAAATTGAAGAACACGTAATTGATTTTGAAGGTGCTGCAGAAATAAAAAATGGAAATGTAGCTGATGCAGCACACGCAGCAGCATCTAATGCTTTTAAAGAGTTAATTAAGTTCTTTGGATTCGGATTAGATATTTTTGACAAATATGATTCTACAAATATATCATCAGATGATGATATTATTTCAGGATTCCAAACCCCTACAGCTATTAAAGGATTTTAAAAGGAGGAAACTATGGATAAACTAAGAAAAGGTATATTTAATAACGATACTACTTGGGATGAAATTAATGAATATATCAAGGAGCGAATTGAAAACCCGCTCGTGATAACACTAGAAGATGGGACAACAGCTGAAGTAATTAATCTTAATCCACACTCCGTTGATTTTAAACATTTGTGTGAGTATTTAGAAAAAAATAAGAATTATGTTAACACTCATATTTTTATCATACCACATAGTTTGTCAGCAATGTGCTGTGTAACTTTTAATAAAGTACTAGATAGTATAAACAAACCATATATTCTTTTGAATTACAGAAAGAATAAATATCTATCTGTATTTCCAGCACCAGAGTTTGAGAAGATCTTCTCTGACCAGTAATATCTAATTTTACCCAGTTAGGATGCCCTGTATTGAATTTTTATTTGAATATGGTATATTTATGTGTTAGATAAGACTTTTTTCAATACAGGGCATTTTAGGCATTATTTTAGGAGGATTAAATGCACGAAGGAGTAGCTAAATTAACTAGTGATCGTTATCTATGGAATTGGAATATAGAAGGTAAAGAATACAAAGAAACTTTAGAGATGATGTTTCTTAGAGTAGCAAAAAAAATAGCCTCAGCTTGGTTGCAAGTAAAAAAAGCTGATTATAAAGGTGTTGCTGAACGAGCTAACACTTATTTTAATTTAATGAATAAAGGACTTTTTATGTCTAGCAGTCCTCAATTATTCAATGCTATGCGAGGTTATGGGGAAGATAAAGCTGCTTATGATTTAATTTATAAACCTATAAATGAAATGTTACCTGAAGAATGGGATATTTTAAATAATTTTAAAAATTCTAAAGCTGCCTATGGATCATGTTACGCTGTTGGACAAATAGGTGATAGTATTGAGGAGATTTATGATTCTCTAAAAGAACAGGCAATGATATTTAAAGCTGCAGGAGGATATGGGGCTAGTTTTTCTGCATTACGTTCTAAAGGTGAATATATAAATACTACTAAAGGACAAAGCTGTGGTGCTGTTGAATTTATGGAGTTATTTAACCTTAATACTAAAAAAATAGCTCTTAGTGGACAATTAAAACGTGGAGCAAATATGTTTTCACTATCAGTATCTCATCCAGATATAGAAGAATTTATAGATAAAAAAATGGAACTTATAAACGATGAAGATACTAAAATGATACGTTCAAAATATCTAGAACATGCAAATCTGTCTGTAGAGGTATCAAATGATTTTATACACGCTGTAAAAGAAGATCTTGATTGGGAACTAATTGATCCTCATAGTAAAAAAGTTAAGAAAATACTAAAAGCAAGAGATTTATATAGACATATTATTAAAAATGCAATGAAAAGTGGAGAACCCGGAATACTAATGAAAGATAATATTAACAGGTTTAACCCTATAAAAGATATAGAGCCTATTACATCAGTAAATCCGTGTGTTACAGGAGATACCTTAGTTCCAACAACTAAAGGATTAATTAGGGCAGATGAACTCAAAGAAGGTATGCTAACTTGGAATCCAGTTAAACACAAAATGGAAAAAATAACAAAAGTATTTAATAATGGAATAAAGGATATATATGAAATAACTTTAACCAATGGAATGAAATTAAAAGCTACTCCAGAACATAAACTAAAAACAAAATCTGGAAAATTAGTAGAGATACAAAATTTATCAATACAGGATACTTTAGAAATAAGTCTTGAAGATACATTAAAATTTGTAAAACAAACTAAATTACCAGTATTTGAACAAGACGAAAAAAGCCTATCTAATAATAGCTTATCAACTTTTAAATACATAAATGACTTAGATATGGCATGGCTTATAGGAACAATGGTTGGAGATGGTACAATATATGCAAACTGTAATAAGAGTCAGTATACAACAACTTTTACAATAGGCAACACTAAAAAAAGTATTCATACTAATATAGAAAGAATACTAAAAGATATGAAAGTAACTTATAAAATTATAGAAACCCCTACATCAACAATTCAATTTGTTGTAAATGGAAAAAACTTTACTAGATATATTGCTTTTCTTATGGAAATTAAAAAAGACTCAAATAATGAAATACATACAAAAAATAATAAAAAAATCCCATCTTGGTTATATAAATCTAGCAAAGATATAGTACTTTCTTTTATTGCGGGACTTTTAGATTCAGATGGAACAGTTAATATAACTAAAAAAGGTTCAAATATTGCAATAGTTTCTATATATGAACAACTGTTATATGATTTACAGCAGCTATTAATATCAACAGGAATACGCTCTTCTATTTCTGTAATGCGTGAAAAAAGAAATATGAAAGATCCTAGAAATGGACAAACATACAAATCAAATAAAGCATGGAGATTAACAATATCAACTGTTAATAAAAAAGCTTTATCTGAGCTAGAAAAATTTATGTGTTGTATGCATAAAAAATATAACATGCTAATATGTATAAATATGAATGGGCCTAATTCTAATTATTATGCCTCAGAAAGTAAATTTGTAAAAATAAAGTCTATTAAAAAACTAGGTAAAGAGGTTGTTTATGATGTAGCTGTTCCTGATGACTATATGTGGGTAACTAATGGTTTTATAAGCTTAGATTGTTCAGAATACCTCGGCTATGATAACACTGTCTGTAATTTAGGATCAATAAATCTATATAGTTTAGTAGATTTTACAACAAAGTCTATTATGGAATCTTTATTTGAAGAAGTTGTAATGACTGCCGTAGAATATTTAAACTTAGCATTACTAGCAAATGAGTATCCTACAGAAGAACTTACTAGACGATCTTTAGAGTTTAGACCTATAGGGTTAGGCTTTATGGGGTTAGGTTCTACTTTTGTAGCATTAGGTTATAAGTATGGTGATGAAGACAGCTTAAAGTTTACAAGAGATTTTATGGATTTATTTATGTATAATGTGGTTAAAGGCTCTAATAAATTTTTTAAAGATTCTAAAGTATTGTTTAAATATTATGAACACTCAGATTATGCTAAAGGAGATTTTGCTTTTATCAATATTAAATTTAAAAAAGAAATAAGCAAAATGCTTAAAGAAGGTATAACTAACTCTAGACTTGCTGCTATAGCTCCTAATGGAAGTATTCCATTTATAGTAGCAGGAGCTATGGGAACTAAAGCTTCTAGTATTTCTGGAGGAGTAGAACCTCTATTTGATTTAGCTTTTACCAGAAGAGTTAACCCTGATACTGATGAAGAATATAAAATTAATGAAATTGATATTGGAGTATATGATACATTAAAATCAATGGGATATTCTGATGAAGATATTGCTAAATTATTAGATAGTCCTGAAGATATGAAAAAGGTATTTAAAGCTCCACAATGGACTACTGCTAAAGACCTTACCGTGGAGGAACATTTAAATATATTGAAAATTGTAACAGATTCTATTGATATGCAAGCAAGTAAAACAGTTAATTTGCCTAATACTTATACTGAAGATATGTTATATGATTTTTATATTAAAGCTCATGATATGGGGTTAAAAGGACTTACAGTATATGTGGATGGATCTAGATCAGGAATATTAGAGAGTAAAAAGAAAACTCCTTCTTCAGAGTTTATTGTAGATCTTAATTTTACAAAACAAGGAAAAATTCTTCCTAAAGAACGTCCTGTAATAATTCAGTCATTGAAGAAAACATTAAAATTTAATGAAGAAGGTAAGAATATTACCTCTATAGTTAATATAGAAGTTGGGTTTGATAATGAAAACAATCCCTTTGAAGTATTTATCAGAAGTACTACTAGCACTAAAGAATATACAGAGTTATTTAACGCTATAGGTAGGCTTGTATCATTGGCATTGAGATCAAACGCTGATGTAGAGGCTATTATTAAACAGATTAGAAAGATTAAGGGGTGGGATAATAAATATTCAGATGTAGCTAGGCTAATAGCTTCCACTATTTCTGAATTAGCAGAGATAGGTAAATTAAAAAGTAAAAAGAAGAGAGACGATACTATAAAAGAAATAAACAAACATAATCTTGTAACTACTCCTAAAGGATATTTAGTTGACCCTGCTACTGGAGACGCATATTGTCCTGCCTGTTATGCTAAGAAAGGGGAAAGGCTAAACTTTAGCGGAGGTTGTATTACTTGTACTAATTGTGGGTGGAGTGGTTGTGAATAATAGCTTATGGATAATTTTTGGAGGATTTAATATGCTTATAATAGTAATGATTTTATTAACTGTAGGAACCTTTTTTATAATGCCTGAAGTAATTGCAGCAGTGTTTGGAGCATTTAGTATTAGTTATGTACTGGGGTATCTATTTGTACCAACATTTACATCTGAATGGGCATTTTGGATAACTATGGGGGTACTAACTGTACTAGCAACAGTTAAAGGATTTTATAATATTAAATATAATCATATAGTAAGAATGGTTACAACAAATATCGAGTCTAAAGTTGAAGTTAAAGATGACAATTCATGAGGTGATTAGATGAAATCATTAAAATATAGTAGTGAAGAAGATAAAAAAATATTAAATCTTAAATCACAAGGCTATACTTGGGAAGATATTGGTATAATACTTGGAAAAACTAGAGAAGCTGTAAGAAAAAGATATTATAGAATAATGAATACTGTAAATGCTAAAGATGCTAAAGATAAATTTGAATCAATGGAAGAGTATATCTTGGATATTTTAAAAAAACATAAACAAGTGGCTATGGAAGAATTACAAGATATTACTAAAACACCAATGAAAAAATTGTTAGAGTATTTGTATATTTTAATATCTGACGGATATGATATTACACTTCATTCAGGTTGGATATTTTATGAATCTAATAATCATATAAATAATTATTCTTTTATGAGAGGAGAAGAGGGTAAATTAAAAGTAGCTCTTACAGGAGACTGGCATTTAGGATCAAAAAAACAGCAAATAACAAGATTAAATGAATTTATTAATAAAGCTTATGATTTAGGAGTAAGAACAATTATTAATTCTGGAGATATAAATGATGGCGTAAGAGTATTTAGAGACCAAAGCGAAGAAATATTTTTACATACTGCAGAAGAACAACAGGATTATGCAGTAGAAGTAATTCCTAAATACGAAGGATTGCAATATTTTGTAATATCAGGAAATCATGATCATGGGTACGGTACTGGAATAAATATAGTTAGTAATATTGCTAAACTCAGAAATGATATTACATATTTAGGAAAGTATGGAGCCTATCTCACCCTCAATGGAGTTACTATTTATTTGCATCATGGATTAGGAGGTAGAGCATACGCCCTTAGTTATAAACTCCAAAAATTTGTAGAACAATTACCAATACAGTTAACCCCAGATATAGTTGCACAAGCACATTATCATTATCTATTTCACGCACCAATAAGAGGTGTAGAAAGTTTTGAAGTAGGTAGTTTTCAGGGATTAACAGCTTTTGCAGTTAGAATGGGTAAGACTTATTCTGATATAGCAGGGTGGGTTGTTGAAATAGAGAAAACCCCCGAATGTATCATAACAGAATCTAAAGATATTAGATTTTTAGAGATTAATCACGATTATCCCTATATGAAATACAAAGGTAGGGTATTTGATTTTTAGGAGAGATTTTTATGTCGAAAGACGAATGTTATATCTATTTTAAATTAATTCCAATCGTTCTTTCGGTTTGGTTGAGAAGTAAAAAAGTATATCTAAAACCACAAGATTTTGAGGATGTTTGCTCAGAATTATATCTAATGTACAAAAACGAAAATGCGTTCAGAACTATTAATGATAATATGGCACTAGCATTTTCTATGTTTTATATTAGAGTTCCAAAAGCAATAAAGCGACTGCATAATGACAATATATTAGTGGAAGACATAGACCAAATCCATCAAAAGAACGAAATACTAGAGTCAATGGAAAATAATAAACTTATACTTTCTAATATAGCTGATGATGAGTTAGAATTATTAAAAGAAGCATACTTTTATGAAGAAAACATAGGACTATTAGCAAAAAAATATAATATGTCAGAATCATCAATGTATGGTAAATTAGAAAATATAAAAAGAAAACTAAAAAAATTATTAGAAAAAGTATAAGGGGGTTATATGACAATAACTATAACTAATACTGTATGTACGTGCAGTGAAGGAAATTTGTCTATATATACACATCTTAATAATTTTTTAGGAGTAAAAGTACCAAATGCTTGGCATATAAAATCTGTAAAAGAAGGTCGTTGGGATGGAGTATATAGATTTTTCAGAATGTATAATAAAACTTTTGGTACAGGATTACTAAAAAAAGTAACTGACGAGCTTGATAGACTAAATATAAAGTATACACTGATTGATAAAAGGATTAAACCTACGCCTACTATGACTTTAAATAGTAAAATAGAATTAAGACCATATCAAAAAAGAGTATTGAATTTAGTAAAAGAAGAAAATAGAGGAATAATATGGCTTCCTGTAAATTCAGGAAAAACTTTTATAGCTATGCAATTAATAGCAGAATTAGGAGTAAGAACTTTATGGGTAACACGCTCATTAGAACTTCTTAAACAAACAAAAGATTTAATAGAATCAAATCTAGGGATAAAACAAGTAGGATTGATAGGGTCAGGGGTATTAGATATAAAACCCATAACTTTAGGTATGATACAAACGCTTTCTAAAAATACTAAAAGTAAAAAATATATGGATTTACTTTCTAATAATTTTGATATGATTATATTTGATGAAGTACATGCAGTAGCTAAAAATACTTATGAAAAGTTTGTATCTAATCTAGACGTATATTATAAGTTTGGGTTATCAGGAACCCCGAAACATCGTTCTGATGTAGATATTATGAGTATGGAATCTTCGTTTGGTGATATAATAGTAAAAATGGATTCTAAAACACTTGAAGAGTATGGCGTTTCTGTTCCTGCAGATATAAATATGCTTGTTGTAAATAACCCTAAAAATAGTTATGAATATACAGAAGCCTATGAAAAACTAATAATTTACAATGATGCTAGAAATCAGTTAGTTGCTGAAATGGTAGATTTATTATTAAAATCAAATAAACAAGTAATTATAATGGTAGATCGTATTGCACATGGTGAAGAGATAAATAAATTTTTAGAATCATACGGTATCACTGCTCCTTTTATTTATGGAGAGCATAGTATAGAAGAACGACAAAAAGTAATTGATGCTTTTGAAAGTGGACAGAACAAAGTAGTAATAGCCTCTACTATTTTAAACGAAGGGCTGAATATTACTAGTATTGATTGTATAGTAGTAGCAGGAGCAGGAATGAGTCCTATTAAAACAATACAAAGAGTTGGAAGAGTTCTCAGAAAACGCATTGGCAAAGATAGAGCGTTAGTTATAGACTTTTGGGATACTAACAACCGTTTCTTAGAATATCACAGCAAACAACGAAAAAATACTTATAATTTCGAGTTTGGTAATGTAACAGTAATAGACCCTTAATACACACTATGGGATATACGTGTTATAATGAATACGGAGGCGATTATATGGCAAAATTTTTTGATAGCGATGATGATTTTCTAAAAGCAGCTAAAATAACCCAATTAGAAGATGATGCATATGTTTTATCAGGAGATATTATGAAAGCTAACCTTCAATTTGCTCATACGGATTATCTGCTAATGAAAGCTAAGGATGAACTTAACACTACCGAAGCTAAAATGTACATTGATATACGTACACAAAAGGAGAAGTTAGGAGCTAAAGTAACTGAAGCTACTATCGAAGCTCTAATAAAAAGCCAGCCTGAAATTATCAAGCTAAAACAAACAATTTCAGAACTAACAGCAGAAGTAGATAGATTAAAAGGATTAAAAGATGCGTTGGCAGCTAAATCTGTTATGTTAGCAACAATGTTAGGTAGAGAAAATTAATTTAGGAGGTATTATATGGAATCTTTGCAGGAAAAAATAGCAAGACTAAAAGAAAAGTATCAATCAGAACGACCAGTATTTTCAACAAAACAACTATTTCTATCTAGGAACAACCCTACAGCAATAATAAGAATTATACCTGTAGGAGAAGACCTTTTTCCTCTAGTAGGAGTACATACAGTTAATAAAGCAGATGGTAAATTTGCTACTTATCTATGTCCCGATCTAACTAATCAAAAATCAGGTAATTTTGTTGATAGTAATGATTGTCTTATTTGTAAGGCTATTGCTGAAATAAATGATTCAAAGGAAACTGCTAAATCTGTAGCTAAGCCTAGAGTTGCATTGAAA